CCTGAAATCCAATCCAGCGCCGCTACCAACTGCCCCAAGATCTGGCGTAAGCGCAGTCGTGGGTACGGCAGCAGCACTGCTCGACGCAAACTCGGGGATCTCCGTGACTGGAGGCCAAGCTGGAAGAACATAGTGCTCTGACGTAAGTGCAGGGTCGTTGATCGTGCGATTGGGCGTGTTTGACCACGACCGCTCCTGCGGATCATACGATGCTGATGTTCCTTTCGTCTTCTTCTTAGCGGAGACAGCGCTGTCCAACTGTCCTTTATCGCTACCCTCAAGCGCTCCGTCGGTAGGCTTCTGTTGCGAAGCCGGCGTGGCCCGACGTTGACTCTGAGCATTTACCACATTAGTTCCACTGTACTTTACTGACGAAATGAGAGCTGCTGAGATAGTGTGAAGTGGTATGGAACTGTCCCACTTGCTTTTCTCAGACTCTCCAAGTCGTTCTACTACTCTGGCAAAAGTACTCGCAAGAGCACCCAAATCCAGGCAGCAAAGATACGTTACGGGATTGACAATGTGTTCTTCGGTGATGTCAATCATACGAGCAGTCTCGTCGAGGCCGAGCAACGTCTGGCGGAGCCAGGCACCGTTGCCTTTGCGAATGACCTCGGGAGTATGAAATGCCCACGCACATGCGTTGGTTGATAGCACGATGTCGGTCGAGCAGTCCGTGTCACGGAACCTGTCGCCGATGCGCTGGTGGGCGTCGTTGAGGCTGCCACCTAAGTAACCAAGGGCGTCAGGGAGCATGCGAGCTTCCATAGATCCGCCGTTGTACAAAGGTTTGAAGCCGTCCGGGTTCGAAGCCGCGCTGAGTTTACGAAGCTGGTAGAGATGGTGCTCCCCAGTCTTGTAGATAACCCAGCGCACGAACATGCAATGGCGAAGCTCCAAGCACATGCTGAAACAACGCGTTGCGTTCTCGCGGTGGTAGACCGCGTTTTTGACTCCGAGCTTGCCGAACGGTCCGTCCTTGATGATGAACCATTGTGAGATCGTCCAGGCCATTTTGTCGAGTTTCTTCAATGGCTTTGGTACCTGGGCGAACTCCAATTTTCCATCCACGACGTCACACTCCACAACGAATGACATGATCTCGACGACGGATTTCGGTCCGCCGTGTCGATTCAAGTGTTCGGTGGAAACGACAGCAGGCTCCCAAGCCTCCTTCGTCGTGTCGCAGATGGCGCGAGTGAAATAGGAAACCGCTTCTGAATAGGTCTCCCTTTTGCCGCCCTTCAAGGTGCGGCAGATTATCTCGATTCCGGTGTCATCTCCTTCGTTGCGATGTGTGAAGCAACCGTTGGATAGGTTCTCCAGCACTGGTATTCCGTCGGCCACAAATGGAAAGAAAAGTTCGATCTGCAATTCTGGCGGTGCGGTCGCGTCGTAACCGCCGCACCAATGCAGCCACTTGTCGTAGGCCTGAGCGCCGTATCCGGTAAGGATGCCAGCGCCGACGGAGCAATCGCCCCCCATGCGGTTCGCCAACGCTGTTGGGTTAATGCCGCTCTGAAGGAAGTAGTAAATGATGTCGGCTGTCACAGTCAGTAGCGCAGAGCGCCACTCGGCAGACTCAGCGCTGCCGGGACCAGCCGGGAGAAGTCCGGGGAAGTGCTCTTCGAAGTAGGCCAAGCAAATTTCCTTTGCCAAGACCATGCAATAATCTTCGAATTTGCACCATTTTGCCCAAGACCATGTCCTGTCATTTGCTGCTTTATCGTACCCAATCGTTACTGTGTCCTCACCTGTCTGAGCAATATGCCTTGCAACCCGTAGGCCGCGCCCTGTAAATGACGCGCCCTTAAAATTGCGAAAGTTAAAAGTCTGAAGGTGGAACTTCTCGATCATTTGAATGATTGGGCTGGAGATTGCCTGGTGCAACTTAGCATCATCGCAGTTGCAACCGGGTTGAGATATCTGCCGAGCGCGTGCCATTGCGGAGGCGGGTAGTTCTTTCGACTTGTTGAAGACGGCGGTTCGGACCAGGGTTTTGAAGCCCCATTCCGTGTCCCACAGGACTTCTGCCTTCAACGCTTCAAACACTTCCAAAGCCATGCTGTTCGGGCGAATGTCTGGAATGGCGGAGTACGTGTGAACGCACTGAAGCCAATTCCGAAACAATTGCTTGTGCTGAGCGGTCATGTCCGCCCAGCACTTGATTTCGGCTTTGGAGAGGTCTTTTGGTCGAGAGTGTGATTTGTCAAGCATGATGTGAAGTTCCGTGTTGTCTGGTAATGGAATCTTCTTATCAAGAACATTGTAGTGTCGCGTGTAGCCTGACATCCACGTTTCCACCGCTCCCGTATCGATGGCGCACGGGGCGCCGGTCAAATTGGGTCCGCAATGCATCGCCCTCATAGGGGGCTCTCCCTCGCGAGCAAGAACTAGTTTCTGCAGCTCTTCTCGTTGCTCGTCGCTCTGCGTCACTGTCATGGCCTCGTAGGCCGTGCCCTCCATCATCCTGGCTGGTAGAACCGGGATAACATTTTCGGAGTCGCCTGTCAACTCAATCAGCTTCTGAAGGGACTTCTCGAGACGCTCCTGGGCCGGCGATTGTGGGCCGTTTCCAGGAGGGAACCAAGATAGACTTCGAGATTCTTCTGATTTGACGCGGGCAATATAGTCTGAGTCGATGAAATCCCAGTGCGTGACTGAGCGTGCTGACTCGTGAACTTTGTTCAAATACATGGCACACATAAGGAGTTTGATGCTGTTGTGGTACTGCTCCTCGACGTCAAGACTGTCGAGGCGCAGGTAACTCTCCTTCTGTGATGAAGACCTTCCGTCCATGCTCTTTGCTACCGCCCCTGAGACGGCAGCCATTGCTTGTTGAAAGTAATGGGCGGGTGGGTTCACATTCTTACCGAACTGCTTATCGATAATGCCAGAACACTTTGCGATCGTCCACTCGTTAATCGTGATGTCACAGACTGTTAAGTCATGGACGCCGGCGCACCCCAAAATGGGGTAACCTCCGACACGAAGAGCCCGCTCTCGTTGGCCTTTGTCAGGCAAGCGGTTGTAGAACGAATGGCCAACGACCTTCGCAGTGTCCTTGACACGACCGAATCCATGCTCACATGCCAGCTTGCCAAGCGATGCCTGGCGAATCAAGCACTCCCCATTGATTGCAACCACTCGGGCTTGCGGTACTGGGAGTGCTTCAGGGATTGGTTCCCCGATAGCTGGCTGCGGGAGTCCCGCGAGCGTGGCCTCGTAATCAGCAAAAGGCCGTGCGAGGTTGATCGGCGGGCCTGGGCCCTGATGTGGCGGAAACTGTGGCATGGTCGCGGGGGCACGCCCCCGGCCAAAGCACACAGGTGCCGGAATGTCCTCCTCTGCGGGTGGACGACGG